TAGCTGATGTCCGTAAGCCTGATATGCTCGCTAAGGTACAGGAAGAGTGGAAGAAAGCTCACCCTGACGATTGGAAAGAACGTCTAGAGACTTGTTGGAACTTACTTTATATGCGTAGGGATTGGAAAAGTTTCCATAGGCTGAACTTAGAGGATACTTTAAATGTCTCAGTTTAGATCAGGCTTGGAGGAACAGGTAGGTTACCACTTAGGTATCGACAAGAAAGGCACAGAGTATCTGTATGAGCCGTTCAGACTGCCTTATGTTACTCATAGGCACTATGTTCCAGACTTTGTACATGAGGGTAAGAGAGTCCTAATAGAGTGTAAAGGTTTCTTTAGAGCCGGAGACACACAAAAGTACAAGGCTATTAGAGATTCTATGCCTACGTGGGAATTAGTTTTTATTGTGACCAGTAAGAAAAAGAAAGTAAGAAAAAATAGTAAGACAACAATGGAAGAATGGTGTGACAAAGAAGGATTTTTATGCTATACTGCACATGAAACAAAGGACTTGGTAAAATACATAAAAGGAAAGAAAACATGATACTCACATTTGAAGAACTCAAAGAAGACATAGAGAAAGAGTATGATGTCACATTAGTATGTGAAGCATTAAATGTAACAGTAGAAGACTTGCTTGTTGCTTTTGAGGACAGGCTAATGCTTTACCAAGATAAATTTATAGAGGACTTAGAGACACATGAAACTTAACGAAGTTAGCCCTAAAGAGTGGGATAAAATGCTTAACATGAAACTCAAAGCCGATAAGCAAGACTCTTATCAAAAGAACCCTACAGCCTCTAGTGAGTATCACAACAGCACAGGAGATGCAGTCAATTCACCTAAACATTACAACACTGGCGGCATTGAGTGTATAGAGTCTATAGAGGCTTCTATGTCTAGGTTGGAGTTTGTTGGTTACCTTAAAGGGAATCTTTCTAAGTATATCTGGCGATATAACTACAAAGGCAAGCCAATAGAAGATTTAAGAAAAGCACAGTGGTATTTAGAGAGGCTTATACACGTTACAGAAAATATTAAAATTAAATGATACTAAAGTTTTGGAAAATATGGAAACACGCTTTAGGTTCTTTTGATGAAGAAGACGGTTACGACACAGCAAACGAAAACTACATATCTTACATTAGAACATTTATTGTTCTTTCAAATTTAGTCTGTGCTTATGTTATAATGTTTAATATAATAAGACACTGGTGATACTTAGGAGAAAGGAATGGATCAGTACCAACAATTTATACATAAATCACGCTACGCACGATGGATTCCAGAGCATAATCGTAGAGAAACTTGGACAGAAACAGTGTACCGTTATGTTCAGTTTTGGAGAGATAGGGAACAAATAACAGTTGCACAAGCAAAAGAACTGTACGACGCTATACACAACTTAGAAGTTATGCCTAGTATGAGATGCATGATGACAGCAGGTAAGGCGTTAGACAAAGACAATGTAGCAGGGTTCAACTGTTCCTATCTACATATAGACCATCCTAGAGCGTTTGACGAGCTTATGTATGTGCTGATGTGTGGTACTGGTGTTGGCTTTAGTGTAGAGCGGAACTTCATTAACAAGCTGCCAGAAGTAGCAGAGACATTTCACGTTACTGACACTACTATTGTTGTATCTGATAGTAAGATTGGTTGGGCTAGTGCTTTTAGAGAGCTTATTAGCTTGTTATATGCTGGTAAGATACCTAACTGGAACATGGGTCGCATTAGGCCTTCTGGAGCTAGACTGAAAACCTTTGGAGGTCGAGCGTCTGGCCCAGAACCTTTGATTGATTTGTTTAACTTCTGTGTAGAAGTATTTCAAAAGGCTAAAGGACGCAAGCTAACGTCTATTGAGTGTCACGATATCTGCTGTAAGATTGCAGACATTGTGGTTGTTGGAGGTGTGCGTAGGTCTGCCTTAATTAGCCTGTCTAACCTGTCTGATCCACGTATGGCTAAAGCTAAGTCAGGTAACTGGTGGGAACTAGAAGGACACCGTAGATTAGCAAATAACTCTGTAGCGTACACTGAGAAACCAGACTTTGAGTCCTTCTTAGGTGAGATGCAGAACATGTACGAAAGCAAAGCAGGTGAGCGTGGTATCTTTAGTCGTGTTGCTGCACAAAAGATTGCTGCAAGGAACGGTAGACGTGACGCTACTAAGGAATTTGGGACTAACCCTTGCTCTGAGATTATCTTGAGAAGTAACCAGTTCTGCAACCTATCTGAAGTTATTGTGCGACCAGAGGATACCTTAGAAAGCCTAAAGAACAAGATACGCATAGCGACCATCATAGGGACGCTACAGTCCACTCTAACGGACTTTAGATACCTTCGTCATACTTGGAAGTTCAACACGGAACAAGAAGCGTTACTTGGTGTTTCTTTAACTGGTATTATGGATCATAAGATGCTAGGCAATCACTCAGATAAGCTAGAGATGTGGCTTATGGAGATGAGACAAGTTAGTGTAGAAACAAACAAGAAGTGGGCTAAACAATTAGGTGTGAACCAAGCGACAGCTATCACCTGTGTCAAACCTAGCGGCACTGTTAGCCAGCTTACGGACACTGCCTCTGGTATACATCCTCGCTTCTCTAGTCAGTACATTAGGCGTGTTAGGTCAGACAAACAAGACCCGTTAGCTTCCTTTATGTCCGAAAAGGGTTTCCCCGTAGAACAGGATGTTATGTCTCCCAGTTCCTTAGTGTTTAGTTTTCCAGTAAAATCACCAAAAAGCAGCACTACGGTCAAACAAGTAGGCGCTATGGAACAGTTGCAGTTGTGGAAGACGTATCAGAACTTCTGGTGTGAGCATAAACCAAGCATAACGGTTTACTATACTGACGATGAGTTTCTACAGGTGGCCCAATGGATCTGGGATAACTTTGAAATATGCTCTGGTATCTCTCTGCTGCCCTATAGCGACCATGTGTACCAACAGGCTCCCTATGAAGAGATAGACCCTGAGAAGTACAAAGAACTGCTAAAGGCCATGCCTAAAAACGTAGACTGGAATGATCTAGAGAACTTTGAGACAGAAGACAATACCACAGGCTCCCAAGAACTAGCGTGTGTAGGTGGAGCCTGTGAGATAGTGTAATTCTCCTGTGTAGCCTTAGAGCCAAGGATGGTTCTTTTTTAATTTTCTTGGTTAAACACGCCTAATCCTAAACCCACTCTTTGTCCGACCATAATTCGTTTTATTGTGTCTTCTATACGGTTTGTAGGTGAGTTTCTTTTAGACGCTTCTGAAGCTGCTTTCACACTAGAAATTAAAGAGTCTATTTTTTTAGGACTAATAGCTTCTTTAGCTAACATGGAAGGAAGTAAATTAATTACTAAAGAAGTTAAACTTCCTTTTACAGCACTGCCTACAGCAGAAATTTCTCTGGAAGGTATAGCTAAACTTAAACCTCCACCAGAAGCCTTTTCTACTCTTTGTAATATTTCAACTTCGTCAATTAATTGTATAATTTTTTTATGATATCCTGTCCCCTTAAACAACTCATTATACGTCTGAATAAAAAAAGGATCTCTTAAATTGTTTTTTAAAGTAGACAACGAAGAAATAGCGTCTGACCCACCCTTTTGTAATAAAGCCTGTAAAAACCCTTTTCTTATTCCCTCAATAGGGTCTAAATCTAAATCAGATAGCTTTAATTTGCTATTTTTTGATAATTGTGTTTTAGCTAGTTGGGTCTTGTACTCTCTAGCTAATTTCATAAGTTCTTTTATTTCTGTTATTCCGACTGTCAGCCCTTCTTTTCCCGTCCCTCCTCCTACAAAAAGACCGCCCACCTGTACAGGGTCTAACACTTCTAACGCTTTTTCTAAATAAGCAGAAGAAACAACTTTTTTACCTTTTGCGTAGTAAGCTGTTACGTTTTTATATTCTTTTAACAGTTGTGGGTTTAATTTTTCTGCGGCTTGATCCATAGCCTCTTCTAATATTTGTTTATGTTCTCCTAAAACATTTAAGAGTCCTCTATTGTCTCCCCCACTAGGACTAGTTGTTACAGAATGAATCCTTGCTTTTAATTTAGAAAGTCTTTCATGTGCTTCAAAAAAACTAAGATTAGAAGGTATCTGTTCTAAAACTTTTATAGCTTCACCTTCGGCAGCAGTATCATATTTCCAGCGCGGTGTTTCTTTTCCTGTTTTTGGATCTATTGTTGGTTCTGACCTATATACTCCTTTTTGTACTTTGTTGACATAAGATAAAGCGGCTGTCCTTGCATCGACAATAACTCCTTTACCTTTTGCGTCAATGGATTTATAAATAGGAGCAACAATTTCACTAAGTGCATTATCTGTTTGACTAATTAAAGACTGTAATACCTTTCCTTGTGACGTAGGATCGCCAGCAGGAAATGTTGAAATAAGTTTAGATATTTGGTTTCCCATAAACTCAGGGTAACCCTCTAAAAGATTTTTAACGGTATCTCTTGTAACATTAGAAACTTTTGCTATGTTTGTTAAAGCACTTTGAATTTTACTGTTTTTAGCAACAGAGGTAGGTAACAAAGTTAAAGGGCCGCCTTTAAAATCATAATTTTTTAATGCTTTTTGCAGATTTATAATTGTTTCAATGTTGTCTGGATCAGGAACATTAAGTTTTCCTGCTAATGTTCGCGCACCGTCTGCTGTATACTTAGCTATTTTACCGGCAACTGGAAAAAGTAAACCAAAACCTGTTCCGTAAATTGCTTCTGTTTGTGCAGCATCTACGGCAGCAGTAAATGCCTTATCAGGGTTAAAATCTCTTCCTTCAACTAAATCTTCTATGCCCTCTCCCGCATAAACAGCAGGAAAAGCGGCGGTTGCTCCTGCTATTACTCCTGATCCAAGAGTAGCCGCCCCAACAGCGTAAGGGTTAGTTTTTAGAGGAGTACGCATTACAGCTTCAAGACCTTTTTGGCCCCCATATATACTTGCGCTTATAGTTGCTCCCAGTTCTAACGACGGTGTTATCCAATCAGCGTAAGTATCTATGTCTCTTACAGCGCCCATATTTTGCAATACAGAGTAATCCGTAAGGTCTTCACCTGAAGGATACATTTCGTTTAAACGAGAAAGAGTCTCTTTATCAATACCTTCTGAAGTAAAAGGAGAATTAGAAACAATAGAATATTTGTCGTTTAACTTTTTTATAGTTGCAGGATCTGTAATTTCTTGCATAATTAATTCCTTAACTTATTCAGGTGCGCGAACAAAACCGCCTGTTTGGTTGCTTTGTATGTACCATTTACCGTTGTTTCGTATGTGCCATTTACCATTCATTTTAGTTAAAAAACGACCTGAGTTTGTTTCACCTGTATTTTGCATTTCTTCTTCAGTTAATAATTTAACACTATCATAAGAAGAATCATTATAATTAGGAGAAACAGGGACACCTAATAAAGAGCTTCTAAAGTTTTTATAATGTCGTTCAACTCTTTTTAACTGTTCGTTAAATCTTTCTTCTCCTAAAGAAGGATCAAGAGCAACTACAGCCGCGCTTAATAAACCAATTTCAACATTAGTAACTTGCCCTAAACCAGAACTACCATTAGCACTGTTTCTTCTCATTTCTTGTAGCTTACCAAAAGTTAATTCCGATTTTAAAGTTGTTAATACGTTTGCTAGTTCAGCAGAATCTGTCCCAAAAGGGAGGTTACTTATTATAGTATACAGACCCAATACAGAAGCTGCTCCTTTTCCTAACGTTCGACCGCTACCTTCTAAACCTAATTCTCTAGCTAGTCCTACTAATCCCATGTTTGTTTCTAGTTGAATTAAAGAAGCATTAGTAGCTTGTTGCTTGGCTAACACCTTCTGTGCTGATTCAAGAGTATCCTCAGGTTCCCCAAGTATTCCTGTTATTGGGTTAAATAATTGGAACCTGCCGTCTGACATTGATTGTATTTCCAAAGTTGGTAATTTTGTAATTCCTAAATCACGGACAGTTTCCCCTGTGTTAGCGTCTATTATTGAAGTAGTTTCTGCTCCCTCTGGGGTCATATTAGTTACTGTTATTAATTCCCTATTTTCATCTTTCATGTATTGTGCAAAAGAGGGATAAGCTAGAGGGTTTTCAGCATTTAATTCATTAAAAAGTCTTCTTTGGGGAGAAAGTTTATCTTGAGATATAAAATCAGCATAAGACACGGTAGTGCTACCAATAGAGTTATTTGCGTCTACAAGAGCTTTATATTCTAATTCATTTTCAGTTTTTTTATTAACAACTACTTGTTTTGTTCTTAAATCAATTAACTGACTGTCAACAACCATAAAATTATCTTTTACATTCCCTGTTCCTTGTAAATAATCTCTAATGTTAGCTGGTGTAATAACTCCACTGTCTATTAAAGGAGCTAAATTTGGTTGTCCTTGTGCATTAGCAAAGCCTTTAAGTGCTGTTTTTTGTTGTGTTTCTTTGTCTTGTTTTGCCTTTTGAGCGTTAAGTTGTTGTCTTACTCCCGCTGCCCTCATAGGGTCTACCTTAGCAAGTTGAGTTAACAACTGTGCTTGATACTCAGGAGAATTAGCGTCTAATTGACCAATAGCCTCTCTAGCTTTAGCCCCTTGAGTTCTTAGGTCAATAGGTGTCCCAGTAACAGAAGACAAAAGACCGCTTACGGCTCGTCGCATATTAGCTTCGTTAGATGGTCGTTGTCTAGCCAATTCTCTTTCTATTACGCTTGCGTTAGCCGGTAAGTTAGCTGCATTAATACGACCTTGAGTCATAGGATCTTGTAACGAGGGTATACCTGTTAGTAATCCTGCAATATCTACTTGTGCCATTTTTTAATTATCTCCTTTAGGTCTAAATATCTCAGAAAGAAAACTACCAATATAGTCTATTGCGCTATTACTGCTATCATTTCCAAAACCGCCTTGTTCTGTTAACAATCCTGATAGGAGTTTATTTCTTGCCATTGCTTGAGCAGTTTGTTGTCTTTGTGCTTCTGTGTATCCTTCAAGACCTTTAGATTGTACATTAGCAGCAGAAGTTAATACATTTGCTTGTAAGTTTGCAGGTATTTGTGCAACACCACGACCAAGCTCAAGCATATTAAGCGTTTGTTGTTGTGGTACATAACCGGCAGTCATTAGACCTTGACCTAAATTAAAGTCTGCTCTCCTTTGATCGCTAACCATGCCCATTGCTTTTACTGCGTCTGCCGATTGTTGTTCTTGTATGGCTTTAGACAACGCTAGTTGCTCTGGGGTGCCTCCGTAAGCGTCTGTACGTAATCCTGTACGTCCTTGACCAAACAAAGTAGCGTCTAGACCCAATTGCGCCCTTTGCGCTACAGGGTTACTTAGGGCTTGTAAGCGGTCATATATTTGTTGTTCTTTTGACGCTCTGTCTCCTCCTATCTCTCCAAAGGCTCCAGACGCTTGAGACATTAAAGAGTTTTGTAACGCTTGTTGTTCTGGACTTAATGTAATTCCAAAACCACCCTCTGGCGTAGTTGCAGAAGTAGCAAGATCAGACGTAACAGTAAAAGGTTTAAATTCTCCTCTTGTTGCCGCTTGGTTTGCTATTTGACCTGCCATACCCATAACTTGTGAGCCAAAGTTTTGAGTAGCTGCTAAGTTTTGATTACCTAAGTAACTTTGCAAACCTGTGTTTAACAAGCCACTTAGCAAACCAGAGTAATTAAACCCTCCTTGAGAATCTTCCCCAAAAGACAAGTCAGAAAGCGGATTATCTTCGATAAAAATATCGCGAGGATCATTATGCCCAATTACGTGTGTCATTCTTTATTACCTCTTTTAATAAAACTTAGCTAATGCTAGTGTCGCTATAATAAATGGATAGATACCCCATGTAAGAGCCTCTATTCTATTGAATCTTCCGGCGTGTTGATCTAAAACACGATTAATGTTTTCATAGCGAACTAAACACTCTTTTTCATGTGCCTCTAGTTTAATTAACGCTTCTTCTACTGTTTTCATTTGTTGACCTTATTCTCTAGATCATATCCTTTGACTTTTTGTTCAGCAGGATTAACCCACTCTGGACGACAAAAGGCTACTATAGGGTGATAGTTTTCTTCTCTTCTCGCCAACAAACGAGCATCATTTAAGCAATGATCTTGATACAACCAATAGCTCGCTACCCTCTCGTCTGTTTCTGGAGGCAGTTGTACTACTAAAGCAAACACAATTATTAACTCTTGCATGGCTCATGCTATTTAGTTGATGATCGTTGATTAGATAAGATAGTTAAAATAGTCTTAGTGTCAGCCCTGACATCGCCAAGATCCTCTGCTACGTTTGACAGTTGTATTTCTGTTCTAGTCATCTTTTGTTGCAGCTCGTCTACTTCATCTTCAATCTTTTCGACCTGCTCTGTGACATCTTCAATGTCCTCAGAGTTTTCAGAAGCCATAGCATCTAAACTAGCATAAGAAAATAAAGCGCCACTTGCTACCATAACAACAGGCAAAAGCCCCAATAAACTTGCTCCTTTAATTTCCATTGCTTACCTCCTTTTGATTAACATCTTCAAGAGATGCGGACAGCATATTGACGAAAGCCTCACGGCCTACTTTTAGTTGATCCATATTAAACCCAAGATTACCAAGCTTTTTGTCTAGATCAGCAATGTGATTAACCATCGCAATCTGTTGTTCGCTCAGGTC